CCTAATCGAAAACGAGAAAGAAAGAATAATTTATTATGGAACTTATCGAAAACATAGGTCTGAAGACTTTCAAAAATATTTACATTCTGGATTAACTGTTTCCACAAGCAGCAAGCATTGGAAAAAATTACAAGATTTAGGATGCACTTCTAAATGCACAAACACATTAAGTTGGGAAATTGGAATGGAATCTTTAAGAAATTATAAATATAGCTTGTACATTGAAGACAAGCATACGCATGAAAACTTTGCATTCATGGCAAACAGGTTTTACGAAGCACTCATGTGCAATGTTGGATGCCTGTTCGCTCCGAACACAATTCAGACGATAAAAAAAAGCGGATATGCCATTAACCCGAAATCAATTTTGCCAGAAGATTGTTTTAAACAAAATCTCAATGACTACATTGATTCGTTAAACCATGAAGAAATAATTTCTTCACAAATGCAATTAAGCAGCAAAATTCTTTTAGAGAAAAAAGAAGTAATATCTGGAATAAAAACATTCTTAAAAATACATGAATAAATCACCCGCATTTCAATTCTACCCACAGGACTTTTTGGTAGGAACAGCAATGCTGTCCGCCGAGGAGACTGGCGCATACATTCGGTTGCTTTGCTACCAATGGACGAACGATGGATTACCTAACGACAAGGTTATTCTTGCTCGCATTGCAGGATGCGATGGGAATGCCGTGGGATCAATCTGGGATAAGTTTGGCATATGCCACGATGGTAAACTTCGTAACGCTAGACTTGAATCAATCCGAGTTAAGCAAAACGAATATCGCGCTAAACAAAAGGCGAATTCAGAAAAACGATGGAAAAACGAAGAAAATGATAAGATAGGCATCCCATCGCATATCCCATCGCATCAATCTGGGATATCCCAACAGGCATCCCAAACGCATCCTCTTCATTCTTCATCTTCATATAATATAGCTAACGCTATATTACCGCCAGTTGGCGGTGACAATGCGGTGGCAATCCCATCGCATGATGAGGTGAAATCAGAAAAGAAACAAATCGATGAAGCGTGGATTGCTGACCTCAAACGGCACTACCCAACAACCGATGTCGAGCAAGAACTGCGAAACATGGATGCTTGGCTTGCCAACAATCCAAAACGCCGCAAGACACGCAAATTCATCGTCGGTTGGTTGAATCGTTGTCAACCCGAACTGCCGAAGGAGCAACCAAGGCAGAATGATATCCCGCCAGAGTACGATTTCTCGTCTTGGTAACCAATTAAAAACTAATGATCACTACACAAAAACCTTGCGCCGGGGACAACTGCTTTGAGATCGTGGATGTTCCGCTTATCGAGGCATTGGGGCGTACGCTTGAATTCAAACTACTCTGCGAGTCATGCGAGCAAAAGTACAAGGAAGAGGCAGAGCAGAAAGCCTCGCTTGATCGCAGAATCAGGCTTAAAACTGCGTTTGATGCCATCTGCCCACCTCTGTATAGGGAGACAGACTTAAAACGAATCTACGGGGCTTTTAGCGCAATTGCGGAAAACTGGCAATACTCCCCAACAGGAGTCCTGCTGGAGGGCTATGCTGGTACAGGCAAGACTCGCGCAGCATGGCACATCCTGAAACGCATGACCGAGGAGGGACGATCCTGCTATGGTTTGACAGCAACTCAATTCGCGAAGGCAGCAGCAGACCAATGGCATGACAACCGGGAGGACAAGGGCATCGCAATCGAAGCTATGGATCGTTGCCGCCGAACATCAATCCTGTTAATCGATGACCTTGGAAAGCAGAAGATGACAGAGAGAGCCGAGGTCGAACTTTACGATGTGCTAGAGCATCGTACCAACAACCTAAAGCCAACGATAGTCACCACAAACGCAACTGGAGCGCAATTATCAAAAATGCTATCAGAAGATCGCTCGCATCCGATTATTCGACGCATTCGTGACTTCTCAACAATCGTTAAATTTGAAAAGTGAATACAGACGAAATTGATCTTGCTATTCTTGATGAAAGAGAACGAAAAATTATTGAAATGCGATTTGGATTAGACGGCAAAAAATCAAAAACGCTTCAACAAATTGGAAGAAAATTAAAACTCACTCGTGAACGCATTCGCCAATTGCAAAATATAGCATTAAGGAAATTAAAATTTAATATGGAAAATAATGGATGCTCTGAATTATGAAAGATAACACATTTATTTTTCCTCACGATGATGAGGATGCTCTGGAAGAAATCTGCGAGCATATCGTCAATGCAGAGATCGCAAATGAACTAGGCTGGAGGTTCTCCGAGGCCGATCAATGCTGGATTCGCGAAGATGAGGAACTCGACTTCGTGCCTGACTACCTGAATGATCTCAACCTCTGTCAAGACATTTACAATGACCTCCGCGAAGACGAGGAAAATATTTATTCAAACATATTGACATCGATTGTTAATAATGGAATTATTAGCGAGGGACAGGAGTTTAGACTTTGTCCTATCGTATTCGCAAATGCTAGGCAGAGATGCCAAGCATTCGTGATATTACGAGACATATAAATAAATAAATTATGAAGCATAAAAAAGACACGAAGCTAGTCATCTCGGCTTTCACTCGAAAGAAGCATACCCCACCTGTGGGTACGCAAATCGAAATCTCCATGCCACACGATAAAGCCGTAGCATGGGCAGAAAAGATCGTTCCGGTCCTCAACAATATGAGGGACCAGATCGAGGCGGAAAACGCCGAGAATAACCAGCAGGCGCAAACAACCACACAACCAGAACAAAACAATGAGCAAATATCAAATTGATCAAGAAGGAACCTATAAAGGAATTGTAACCGAACCGATCTACGGATGGTTAGGTGAAGGCAAAGGCGGATCACGCTATGTCTGCGTTCCAGTTCAGATAACAGAAGGTAGCGAGAAAGGAAAAACCATTAATTGGTATGGCAACCTCGGCAATGATGTCGGAAGGGATGGCAAAACAAAAACAGAACGCACAGTTGAAACTCTAGAAAATGCATTTGGAATCAACTGGGACTGGAACAACATAAATTGGGCAGGAGCATCTGTTGAAGTCGTAGTCTCGGAGTATAACGGAAAACTCCGAGCGCAATACCTCAATCCACCTGACAAGCCTCGTCTCACATCAACTGATAACGAAGCAAAAAAAGCAGAGGCACTAGAGAAATCTAAAGAGATCGCAAACGAACTTCTTGTATCGTCTCCTCGTCGCAAATCTAACGCTAAACCTGCAATCAAAACTACGCCTTCAGTTAAGACTCACGATGATGAAGGCGTAGAAATTCCCTTCTGATGAAAAAAGACTACCAAGACGACCCTGAAGAGTACTTCCAAATGCTCAAGGATCGCGAAGAACAAAAGACCGAGGACTTCAATAAACATTGGGAACGAACCAGACCAAACGAAGTTCCGGGTGGCAACACTTTCAGCTACCTTCCGAAAGAATAAACCTTGGGTATTGCGGCGGCATCCTGTAGTTGCTGGTCATCATTAGAACCCGTGGAGTAACCGCATAAAACTCCACAACCCCACCCAATGAATTGGACGCATGAACAACTCAAAAAGCTCGGTTACCACAGACACCCGGACGGGAACTATTACCCTGACCCTCCATCTCACAGGGTACTTGACGCCCAGCCTCAACACGATCCTGTCAAACCATTGGTCCCATCTACACAAGCACAAACAAAAAGCAAAACTCGCGTTACTCTCCACATTGAGCGAGTTAGCACTAAACTCCAAGACTTCGACAATTTCGTCGGAGGAACAAAACCACTTACCGATCAACTTCGATACTCTGGACTCATTCCTGATGACGATCCCGAATCAATCACCGCACATTACAAACAACAAAAGTGTAAGCACAAAAGAGACGAGAAAACCATCGTCCAAATCGTCTACAACCCCCAACCATCATCCACCCGCAAACCCGCATAAACACTACACAAACACAACTGCGAAGTAAGAACAACTCGTTGTTCCTGCGGAGCTATTTTAACGACCACTTCTAAAATGAGTCAAGACAAACCTGAAGAAAATTTAGAGAAATCTGAAAAAAAAATTACAGGCAGACCATGCGAATTCTCACAAGAAATTGCTGACGAAATCTGTAACAGATTAGCAAAAGGCGAAACGCTTCGCACCATCATCGCTTCTTCAGAACATCTGCCAGATCGTACCACAATCTATCGTTGGATGCGCTCAAATGAATCCTTCTGCAACCAGTACGCACAAGCGCGCGCAGAGCAAGCCGATTACTACGCAGAACTTATAGTAGACGAATCCTACTCTTCGCATGACGCAGGCATAGGCAGGCTACGGGTTGATGCGCTCAAGTGGGCAGCATCCAAAATGGCTCCAAAAAAATACGGAGAGAAGATCGAGATCGAGACTGCACAACCTCTCACATTGGCTTTCCAGCTTCCAACACGCAGGATTGAGCTAGAGGAGAACAAGCAACTTGAGAACTGACCTAGAGATCAGGCTAACCATCTGCCTGAACGGATGCCCAATCGGACCTCGCATCCAACGAGGAGAGCCACTCCCAAAGTACCAGCACACTTATAACAATACGCCTGATGGACTCCTAGAGGCTAAAAAGGACATGGAAGAGATTCAAGCGTATATCACTAGAAACCAGAAGATTATTAAGCGGAAATAGGCTATAACTTCCAATAATGCAGATTGTCGATAATAGAGTGCCATTTATGCAAGACACACAAAATAAGCAAGAACCAACATATGCCCAGTTCGTGGAATCACTCTGCAAGCCGGGTATTGATATCCTCGTTCAAATGGAACCAAAGGATGCCCACCTGACCCATATGGCTATGGGGGTTGCAGGCGAGGCAGGAGAACTCCTAGATGCCATCAAGAAGTCCGTTATGTACAGGAAGCCTCTGGATCGCGAGAATGTCCTTGAGGAGTGTGGTGATATCCTTTTCTTCATCCAAGGCATCCTGAACCATTATAACAGCACAGAGGACGATCCTGTGACCATCCAAGAGGTAATCCGCATGAACCGGGTCAAACTATCTCGGCGATACCATCAAGGAACCTACAGCAACGAACAGGCGCAGGAACGAGCGGATAAGGCATGATCCAGACCAAGGAAGACAAAGAAGCGATGTTCGTTAGGAATATCCTCTGCGAGATCATTCATCAGGCAATGGCAGATGCCGCTATTGATGAAACCAAGATCGTTTGCGAACGCAACAGGGAGATTGCAGCAAGCTGGAGAGAAGATGCGGTGCGCTTTATCAAGACCAGATCATTTGAAGGCATTTGCAACACACTAGGTTTAGAGGTCGATCCATTCCGCAAGAAAGCATATCTATGACACTACAAGAAAAACTAGAAGAACACGAAAGCGATGCAGGTCTAATCCTCGCAGATGGGTTTGACGATGCTTTTATCGGGACTGGATGGCAATGCGGCAATGAGCCTTGTGCGGTCTACGATAGGGAAAAGTGCATTGAGATACTTGTCGAGCAAGGGATGGAGCATGATGATGCTGTTGAGTATTTCGAGTTTAATGTTGCAGGAGCATATGTTGGAAAACAAACGCCGATATTTTTAGAAAGAATATGAGATACCACATACTGGGGCTACCCCACACAGTAACAAGCAAAGAGTACAACGCCTGCGCCTACACGCAGAAGGTTGTCAAATTCGGGAAGATGATGACTAGGCGCGGCCATGAGGTCTTGCACTATGGTCACAGAGATTCGGTGCTGGAGTGTACTGAACACATTCCTGTCTTGGAGAACGAGGACTGGCAGGTTGCCTATGGAGACCATGACTGGCGCAAGACCTTCTTCAAATTCGATGTCAACGATCACGCCTATCGTACATTCTACGCTAATGCGATCAGGGAGGTAGGGCTTCGCAAGCAGAAGCATGACTTCATTCTGCCTTTCTGGGGCAGCGGAGTTCGACCAGTCTGCGATGCCCATCCAGACATGATTGCGGTGGAACCCGGCATTGGTTATGCGGGTGGGCATTGGTGTCGGTGGAAAGTGTGGGAGTCCTATGCAATCTATCATGCCTATTGCGGATTGCAGTCTGTTGGAACCTGTAGGCAGGATTGGTACGATGTGGTGATCCCGAATTACTTTGATCGTGAGGACTTTACCTATCGAGGTAATGACGAGAAGGAAGACTACTTCCTGTATCTTGGACGAGTCTATGGAGGCAAGGGATGTGATGTGGCATTTCAGGCAGCAGAACGAGCAGGAGTGAGGTTGTTGGTAGCAGGGCAGAAAGAGGAAGGCTACAAGTTGCCTGACCATGTCGAGTACATTGGTTATGCCGATACGGAGAAGCGTCGAGAACTGATGAGCAAGGCCAAAGGGTCACTCATTCCTTCGCAGTATGTTGAGCCATTCGGTGGGGTCCAGATCGAGAACCTTTTCTCTGGTACGCCAACGATAACGACAGATTGGGGTTCGTTCGCGGAGAACAATCTGCATGGCATTACAGGCTATCGGTGTCGAACGATGGGAGACTTTGTGGATGCGATCAAGGCTATCCAACAAGGCGCGATCTCTAGTGAATCATGCAGACTCTGGGCAGAAAACTTCTCATTGGAGAAGGTTGCGCCTATGTATGAGAAGTATTTCTCGGATGTGCTGGATGTGTACGAAGGCAAGGGATGGTACGCAGACGGGAATGGACTTGAAGCAATGACAAGAATGTTACCCTAATGCCATTTTCATCTTCTACATTTGATGCTGTATTGGCATCGCATTTGATCAAGATTGAGGCTAGGAGCGTCTTGGATGTTGGATCAGGTGCTGGCAAGTACGGAAGGTTGCTGAAGCAAGTATTGCCGAATACAAGGATTGAAGGCATTGAACCTACGAAGGAGTACATTGAGCAGTACAAGTTGCGGGATTGCTACGATGAAATCCATGAGATGCGATTGAGCGAGTATTGTGATCGACATCCAAGCAAGCGTCACGAAGTTGTAATCTTTGGGGATGTGCTAGAGCATTTCTTTAGATCGGAGGCAATCGACTACATTGATTATTTCCTTTATCGATCGGAATGGGTGATTGTGATTTGGCCGACAATGATGCCACAGGATGATGTGGGAGGAAATGCGTTGGAGATTCACAAGAGCAATTTTGGTCTTGGAGACTTGGTTGGTAAGTTCGATGTGCATCGTTACGAGAAAAAGTTTGGATGGTTCCATTGGAACGATGCAGAGATGACGCATTGCGAATACAACTATGCGGTGCTGCGAGGGTATGTGACCAAGAGGAATGTGAGTCTATGAAACGAGTGCTGTTCTTCACACAGAATCGATGGGCATTTGGATCGATCCATCATGGGTTGGCAAAGGAGATGTGGAAGCATGGGCATTACGCGAATCTGTTGGACTGGACGATTGGATATACAGTTGAAGAGTTCAAGTTGATGCGGGATTCGTACGATGTGTTCGTGACGATGCCAGATGCGGTTTTGTCGCTTCATTACAAGTATGGAGTTGAGTTGGAGAGGATCGTTGCTGTGGCGCATGGACAATGGGACATCCTGTTGGCAAAGCAGCAAGCCGATCAGGACTTTTACCCATTGCTAAAAGGGTTTGGTGTGATCAGTCAGGTGCTGAAGAGGAAGTGTGAGGAGTGGACGATATCTAGGGTTCCAGATGTTGTGGAATTAGGAATCCATACAAGCGTGTATAGTGGGTCAATACCTGATAGACTAGAGGTGGTGGGATATGGTGGTAGTGGAGAGACGAAGAACTGGTTTGGTCAAGAGATCAAAAGGCCGGGGTTGGTTGAGCGAGTTGTTGAAGGTGCTGGGTTGGAGTTGAGGAAGCATCAGTTCTACAATCACCTTGCGATGCCGGGTTACTACAGGCAGGTAGATGCTGTTGTGATGAGCAGCATTGAAGAGGCTGGAGGCTTGCCCATGATGGAGTGTGCGGCGGCAGGCAGGTTGCCTATTGGGACTCCTGTTGGGTACTTTGAAGAGAACGCAAAGAAAGGTGGAGGGGTACTTGTGCCGTTGGATGAAGAAGAGTTTTTGGCAACAACAAAATTGATCTTGAAAGATTTCAAAAACGATCCACGAGCATATCGACAGAAGTGTGAGTGGGTGCGTGAATATGCTATCCAAAATTACGATTGGAGCGTAAAGGTTGGAGACTGGATAAATTTGTTATGCAAATAAAATAAACTATGAAAGCAACACTAGAATTCAATCTTCCAGAGGAACAATGGGAGCATGAGTATGCAGTACACGGGGTAGATGCGTTATTGTTAATTAGCGATCTAGAAGGAGAACTGCGAGCGATGGTCAATGATGATTGCGGTGAGTTCACGAAGTGGCGGAACGAGGACGAGAAGGAGTGTCATGGAGATTACGAAACGCTTCAGAGGGTCTGGGACTTTATCCTTCGCGAGAAGGAAAGAAGGAGGCTACCTGAATTAATATGACATGGATTGAATATGGAATGCAGTTGGCATTTGCCGCTGCGACGAAGAGCAAAGACCCGTGGAGGAAGGTTGGAGCGGTAGTATTCCGGAAGGACAACTCTGTTGCTGGGGTTGGGTACAATGGGTATCCGACTGGGATGTTTGAGGACTGGGATGACAGGGAAGGCAGGCGGAAGTTTGTGATCCACGCCGAGGCGAATGCGTTGAGGTATTGTAGGCCCGGAGAGGTGTGGTTGCTATGCTGTACTACACTTCCATGCAACGAGTGTTTGCGGAGTGCGGCGGCATATGGAATCAACACGATTGCTTATTCGGACAAGTACGAGAACGATCCGAGTACAATTGAATTGGCTTTTGAATTTGCGATTGAACTTGTATGCGCGAAATCGATGTAAATGAAATCAACAACATTCGTAATTTGCTATGCGCGATGATTGAGATTGCCGTGGTGGATGTTAGGAGCAAGGCGAAGTTTAAAAGCCATTACAAGCAGAAGGAGATCGATGATAATCGAGCGTCAGCAAATGAGTGGATGAATGGAGAAGCGGAAAGCAAGATTAAATTTCAAGAAATCTGCGATGCATTGGCTATTGAAACGGAACCAATATTTGAGTTATTAAAGAAAGAGAATGAAACCCTACCCTAACTGGTGCTGTTCCGAATGTGGAATGAAGCATGGCAAGCTAGTGAACAAAGTATCGACATGGCATTACGGAAAGTGTGATGTCTGCGAGAGGAACAACAATGTGACCGAGGTTAGAGACTTTGGTCACTTTCCAAATTGGTTTAGAAAGAAAAAATGAACGAGCGGCCTACACCAGAGACTGATGCGGAACACGCGAAATTTGCGATGGGAGGATTTACCCTAGATTTCTGCCGCAAGCTGGAGCGCGAGCGCGACGAGGCGCGGGAGGAACTGCACGACATCCGGTTAAATCTAGGTGAGGATGCGGATGGCTACACTTTGCTTCACGCCGTTTGCGTCTTACAAAACGAGCGCAACGAAGCTATGGAAGATAGCCTGGAACAAGCAAGATTGCTTGGCATGGGGTCAGAACGAGAAGCAAAACTCATCTCGGATTTAGAATTTCGGCGTGGTCTTTACAAGGTTCAAGAGCAATACCTTGAGACGGCAAGGCGCGAGCGCGACGAGGCGCGGGAGGAGTGCAAAGAAGCGCAATATGAATCCGAGCAACAATCAAGATTGCTAGGAATTAGTGCAGAACGCGAATACGCATTGCGAGGAAAGATATTTGAGTTAGAAAGAAAAATCTTACAACTTGAGGCAAAATAATTAATGAATACATTCTGGAAAAAAGCCAAGATATGGATTGCTGTAATTGTAATTATAATTATTTATTTAACAACTGCTTGCATTGTATTTAGAGAGCAAGTTGACAATAGAGCAAACATGGAAATATGTCCTCTATGCAACATGGAAGTTTACAAATGAATAAACTAGAAGAATATATCGCAGAAAGCTGGAGCGATGAAGTCAAGACAATGAATGATCTGCAAGACTTTGGCGTAATTAGTGACAATTCTATCATGGCTAAAGATGTTTGCGAGTCAGAAGCAAAGAAGGCAGTTGAGTGGCTTAAAAAATGAATATCCTTACGAAAGCATCTAATTTCGCGAAGAGTGCTTTTGCATTTGTGAAAGCTGGGTTGCCATGTGTGGACGAGCGAGAAATCGCTAGGAGGCTACGCATCTGCGCGGATTGCCCGAACTTTGATGTGGAAAAATACAATGGTGCTGGTGAATGCAAGATTTGCGGGTGCAACATGGAAATCAAAACGATCATGGCTACGGAGAGTTGTCCTGAAGGAAAATGGTAGACTCTGTACAGCAAGTATTGAAGATTGCCGAGGCAGTCAGGGCAGAAGCGGATCGCGATGACCGCATGGGCTTGCTGTATGCGGCAAAGTACATTCTTGCTAATGTTGCGACTGGAGGCGTGAAATCTAGCGTAGTTCTGGACGAGAAAGTTTCTAAAAGCGTAGTCATGCAGTTTGTTCAATCTTTGCTGGAGGCGGACCATTTTGAAGCTGCGGCGACGATTCTGTGGGGACCGAGCGTTTACGATTGGCGACCTCGTTCCGCGCAGGACACATGGAGATGCTTATTTAGTTACGACAAGTTGCTGGTGCAGGGAGCAGGTGCGATGGGCAAGACATTCAATGCCGCCGCATGGTTTCTTTTAGATTGGATGCGCGACCCAGAGTACACTTGTATCAAGGTTGTTTCGTTGACCGAGCAACACGCACAACGAAATGTTTTCGCGGCTATTAAAACCTTTTATCGTACTGCTCTGGTTAAGCCAGAGTACAAAGGCGAATCAGACTTGGTGAAGTCGATTCAGGTCAACGATGACGATAAAAACGGAATTCACCTTGTGGCAATCCCGAAAGGTGATGCAGGAACTGGAACTCTTCGCGGTTTCCACCCTAGTCCACGCCAGAAACCGCATCCGAAGTGGGGGGCGATGAGTCGAACTCATGTGGTGCTTGACGAAGCTGAAGAAATTCCCGCTGGCGTTTGGGAAGGTTTGCAGAACATCCTGTCCGCTGCTGATACGACAAGTAGCAGAGGACGCATTAAAATTTTCGGCGCATCGAATCCGAAGGATCGGAATAGTGAATTCGGCAAGCGATGCGAACCTGTCGGTGGATGGTTGCGAGTAGACTGCGAAGAAGACTTTGAATGGACTAGCCGAGAAGATTGGCACATCCTCCGATTAGATGCCGCTCGGTGCGAGAATGTCACGAATCGCAAGATCGTGTTCCCCGGCTTCCAGACCTACGAGGGTTTCATGTCGTACGAGGCGCGAGGAAAGACTGCCGAGTATTACACAATGGCGCGAGGGTTCTTCCCGCAGGAGGGTGTGGCAATGGCAATCATCACGCCTGCAATGATGGACAACTCAATGGGTCAGGTGCGCTTTATTGGTCCTGTAGTGGGTCTAGCAGCGTTCGACTTGGCGTTGGAAGGTAAAGACCAAGTTGTGTGTTCCTACGGGAGATTTGGGCTTTCTGATGGATGGACTCCTATGGATGGCAAGTTTAGAGAGTTTAAATCGCCAAAAGTCGTTCTTCAGCTTGATTCGCAAATTAACTTTCCTAAACGAGCAACGCTTGAGCAGGCAGATGCGATTATGAATTTCTGTAAGCAAATGCGAATTGGTCCGGGTTGGTTGTCTGTTGATCGGACAGGCAATGGATCAGGAATCCACGATGCATTATGTAGTTTATTTGGAAAAGAAGTCTTGGGAGTTAATTATTCTTGGGCGGCATCCGAGACCCATGTGTTAGGTGACGATTCGCAACGAGCAAACGAACTTTACTCCGGGGTGGTTACCGAGTTGATATTTGGATTAGCAAAGTATCTGGAATTTGAGTTTCTTAAAATATCACCTTCGTTTCGTACTGAAGAATTAGTTAGGCAAGCAACTTCGCGGCGATATAAACAAATTGGTCAAGGATTAGTTCGTGTCGAAAGTAAAGGAGATTATACAAAGCGTACTAGACAAAATAGTCCTGACCAACTTGACTCATTAAGTTTATTGGTATACCTCATGCGTCAACGAGGTGGTGCAGTTGCAACTATGACAGAGCAAAAACCAGAGAACTATCGTGAAAAAAGACTTCTATCTATTGAAGCAATGGAGTATGTTGATTTTTCCGACTAACTGCTAACTTTTTTATACATGGCACAACCCATAGATGGATTAATACCGCCCGGCGGATGGCATTACTGGCAAGGAGATGTTAAGCTCGATGGATATAGCTTGGAAAACTTATATAAAGTCGTTCAAGACTTTCGTGCAGAAAATCATTTTTCTATTGGTGATGTTCATGGCGATGTTAACAGTTATATCTGTGGCAACTTTCCTCGTAATTGCCACGGGGTTGATTCGGTTGTTGTCGTTAGCGTCGATCCGCCAACCAGACAGAACGAATTGCTTAACGATATTACAGTCTGGGCAAAAAATATTTTATTAAGTCAGAAACCGATCAAGATGGTTTCTGATGAACTTGCTGAAGCACGGGCATTGACTTGCATGAAGTGTCCTAGAAATTCTGTATGGAAGCAGGGTTGTGGCAGTTGCATCACGGCAACGGAACGCTTGACTGCCAGCATTAGACAGGGTAGAGACACTCGTTCCACCAAGAAAATAAAAGGTTGTGCATCACTTCGACATGACAATCGAGCAGCAGTTTTCTTTGACAAAGAGCATTTTGAGGTCACAAATAGTGTTCCGCAAAATTGTTGGCTGAAAATTTAATTATGGCAAATTTTAACGATCCATTACCTGTAGAGGTTATAAATACATTTGCAACTAAAGCACCTAGAACGCTTGAAGCTGGAGATAAGAATACTAAATCTCGGCTCAATATGGTTATGCCGGGGGTCAATCAGACCGACGAAGTTGTCAATGAAGAGACGCTAGAAGTTAAGCGCACATTCCGAAATGCCGAGCAGGCTTATTCAGCTTATCGTCGCTTGAAGCAACAGAATGTTGAAAGGAATCGCAAAAATGCACTCATCCAAAAGAAACTAAATAATGAACCTCCATATTCTGCGAAAAAGCTGGAGAGCATGGGTCAGAATTGGCGAAGCAATCGCCCGACCGGGTTCCTATCTACAATGGTTTCGCGAATTCAGTCACCTTTCAAACAGGTGATTCAATCCAGCACTAGTTTAACTTTTACAAAGTACCCCGCACAGGGTGTAGATGCCGAAAATAAAACTGACATTTTTCGCGAAGAGATCACGAAGTGTATTCGTTCGTGGAAAGGTCACGATGACATTGTATCGCAGATCGTGCATGAAAATACAGTCTTTGGCTTTACTGCACTTACATGGGATGATCCTCGCGACTGGAAACCAGAGTTTTGCAGGCAGGACTACACATTTTTCTCTATCGAAACCCCACAGGAAGTCGAGGCAACTCCGATTTGGGCGCGGAAACGCCGATACCAGATTGCTGAACTACTTCCGATCTTGGAAGACCCAGAGACTTCTGCTCTCGCCGGGTGGAATATTCAAAATTTAGTAAAGGCACTAAACAATGCAACTCCTGCTGGTCGTACTTTGGATTCCGATGATGATGCTCGTCGGGTTGAAGACTGGATTCGCGAGGGGAGTTATGGTGCATCTTACGAAAATGATGCCAAGTATGTGGAGCTAGGTGAACTTTTGATTAAAGAACCGAATGGCAAGATTAGCCGATTCTTGTTTGACGAAAAAAGCGGCAATGAAATCTGCACTCAATTGGACCGCTACAACAGGATGAGTGACTGCCTAGCGTTGTTTAGCGTTGAAATCGGTTCAGGTAGCCTCATGTCGAGCCGAGGTGCTGGGCGCGACCTGTACAATTCGCATATCGCCATCGATAAGGCGCGGAATCTGGTTCAAGACAATGTGTATCTCAAAGGGATGCTATTGCTGAAGAAAACGGCAACCGCAAAACCCGGCATTGCACCTCTCACAGTCATGCATCCTGTGGCTTATGTTGCCGAGGGATACGAGGTTGTTCCGCAGAATGCTCCTGCCGATGTCGATGACTTCTTAAAACTCGATCAATTCATCTCTGGATTAGCTGAAATCCAGCTTGGAACCTTCCTTCCATCGTCTGCATTAGGTTTGACTGGAGGAGACAAGACAGCTTCTGAAATAAACAGGGTTGCTGCTATCGAAAATCAGATTCGCGAAGGAATCCTGATGCGATGGAGTAAACAATATTCGCTTGCTGTTGCGCGAATGCAGAAAGGAATCTGTCATCCAGAACACATCCGAGCGGCATCCGAGATCAAAATGCTCTTGGACATTGCCAGAATGACGAGTCAGGACGCAGTATGGGCCAAAAAAGAGGTCTTGGAGGCTTTCAAGGGGTCCGAACTAGAGATGCCATCGTTCCTAGTGCCTTTTGAACTGCCATCGCACCTAGACGAAGACGCAGTCAACGCTTGCTTGGCAATGCTGGACCGCAATTTGCCTCCCAGCGATATCATTTTAATGGCATTCAGCCCAGCCGAGGAGTTAATTCCCGACAATTCTGTGCAGGAAGGCGCGATTCTTGACCTACTAATTCAAAGGTACGCAGGAAACCCAGCAATTAACCAAGATGAACTGATTAAACTCGACTGGTCCCGCAAATTAGGTCAAGAAATCGCTAATCAGGTGATTCTTCCGCAGGATCAGGTCGAAGCGGTTGCAATTGAAGCTACTCGCGCCCAGATTATCGAGCTTCAAGCCATTATTGCGGGTCAAGAAGTACCTGTTTCGCCTCGCGACAACGATATGGTACACTTGGAAACTATTGTTTCAAAACTGATGCCAGTAATCGCTAATGCGCCACAAGGGGCATTGCCACCAGAGATGGTTTCTCCGTTTGCAAAGGCACTTGAGCATTTTATCATGCACATCAATCAGGCAGAGATGAAAGGTGCTGATAAAAACAAGATTGCCGAGTACAAGCAGATGGTTAAGGAAGCGTACGCACATATTACCGCAGGAATGGCAGCACCTCCAGTAGAAGACATGATGCCTGCCGCTGGATCGATGCCACGCAGAAGCGGAGGAGGAGGCAGGGTTAGCGTTGCACAAGCAGAACAAGCAAATCTTGCCGTCAACCCCGATCAATTCACCGGAGTAACTAATGTTGCTGCTCCGGGTAAACCACCAACCGCAGGATAAACTCATGGAAAAAAAACTAAAAAAAGCTGGAACATTAGGTTCCAAATCGGACAAAGAAATTGAACTTACCAAGAACGACAAAGAGGC